ACTGTTGCGCATCCCTTATCTGCGCGACACAGATCACAGCACCGGCACGGTGTTCGGCGGTATCAAGATCTACTTCGACGACGAAAACGCCGAGGGGACCGCGAGCAAGCCGAAGCTGGAACAGTTGGAATTCAAACTGAAGAAGATGACTGCTATGGGTTACGCTTCTGAGGAATGGATCAAGTGGTCACCGGTCAGTCTTGGATCCTGGCTCATCCCGAAGTTCGGTGAGGCCATCGGGTTCAAGGAAGACCTGTGCTTCTTGGGCGGCAAAGGCGCGAGTCAGCCGCTGGGCATTCGGAATGCTCCCTGCAAGATCCAGATCGAGTTCGAGACCAGTCAGGATGCGTCCACGTTCGTGCTCGAGAACAGCACCAACATGTTCGCTCGCCTGAAGTTCAAGAACGCCGCGAAGGTCGCCTGGGTGATGAACCAGACCGTGTTCCCGCAACTGCCGTTGTTCAACGTGACGGTCAGCGCGGGTGGCTCGGCGGTGTTCACCAACAGTGTGCTTGGCGCTCCCGGCCAGTCGCTGTGGGGCTATCCGATTATCTGGACTGAGAAAGTCCCGGCACTGGGTACGGCGGGTTGCGTGCTTCTGGTTGACTTCTCGGACTACACGATCGCCGACGATCAGGGTGGGCCGGAAATCGCGCAGAGCATCCACCTGAAGTTCGACCTTGGGCAGACGGCCTTCCGCATGACCAAGTACATTGACGGACAGAACGAAACGGTATCCGCTATGACCCCCACTTACGGCTCCACGTTGAGTCCGGTGGTTGAGTTCAAGGCGACCGCGTAAGCAAGGTACGAAACAGACAGAGAAGTGAAAAGACTCATTAAGGAGTAAGTAACAGATGAGATTAGTTGAAAATAGCAAGATAGTGATCAAAGATGCCCTCCAAGGGACAGGTGGCTTGCAGACAGCCGGAAACGGTGTCAACATGGCCAAGTATGCCAAGTGTCGCATCACCCTGCTTGTCGCGTGCTCGGATGCGGCGGTGGTTGGTGGTGCGGTGCTGCTGAAGCAAGGGACGACCGCGTCCTGCGCGACGGCGCTGGCGTACACCGAGTACTGGAAAAATGAAGACGTGCTTGCGGCTGACATGCTGACGAAAGTCACAGCAGCCACTTGTGCGGCTGGCGTCCGGAACAAGACGGCCATGTACGTGTTTGAGGTTCGGGCAGACATGCTGGACACCGACACGTTCGGAAGCGAAAATACGTACATCCGGCTTGACCTGGCAGACATCACCACGGCGACTGAAGCCCACAGCTTGATCTATGAGCTGTATGAGCCTCGGTACTCTCGCGGTGCTGAGAACATGCCCACAGCCTGGTAACTGAAATAAAATATCCTTGACGGGTGGGTCGGGGAAACCTGATCCACCCTGATGGGACTTGGAGGAAAGACAGAATGAAAAGAACTATGATAATCACGGCGATGCTTGCCGCGATCAGCCTTTCCTTGCAGGCTGGGCCGAAAGTGGAGATGAAGACCTCCGGTCCCAGCGGGCAGGGTTATCTGGTCTGGTGGTCGCCGTCTACTGGCATCACTAACTTGGTGATGACCACAAACGGCGTGTCTTATCTATACCTCGACGGCGGCGTCGTTTTGGATTCGACAACCCTCACCACGAATCTGTTGGCGGCAGGACAGGTTCTTCCGGCAGTTGATGGCAGTGCGGTGACTAACCTGTCAGCGGCACAACTTACAGCAGGGACGGTACTGTTGGCAGTTGATGGGTTGGCTGTTACAAACCTTGCTGGTGGAAATATTGCCAGTGGTAATATCGCGCTTGCCCGCGTAACTAACGCGATGGCCACAGCGGGTTCCACGATTGGTGGTAATATCCCGATTGCATCTATTACGAACGCGGCAGCAACGGTTGGTGCAAGTATTGGCGGGAACATTCCTATTGCGGCTTTGACTAATGCCGCCGGTGGTGGATTGTGCGTAGTGACGAATCTGGACCTTGATGGGACGACCAACATCATTACGTTCATTGGCACAGT